CCTCTAAGACGTCGAATTGGTAGATGGTCAGATCCACCAGGCGGCCGTCGCGCATGGCCAGCTCGAAGGCGTTCAGCACCATGCTCGTGGCGGCAGTCGTTACGGTGACGTTGGACTCGTCACCGGCAATGCCGGCCGTGATGCCGTCCGCGATGAACGGAACATACAGCCACTTGACGCCTTGCCAGGTCACACTGTCATTGGCGTAGTAGGACTGCCAGCGGTTGTAGGTGGTGCCGCCGCTGTCGTAAATACGGAGATATTGGGATTGAGCACGCATTAGCTGATACCTAAAGCCATACGGGCTGAGGGTGTACGAAGTCCGCTGAAAACGCTATCGGCAGTCATGCGCATTGCTTGCTCCATATCTGCGACCGTGACGTAACGCTCGCCGTTGAACTCCATCACAGGGCCAGTCGTGATATTGATGACGGCGCCGCCAGATCGATTGCCGTCTAGCACTGCATCACCTCGAGCGCCGGCCAGGAAGTTAGCGCTAGCGCTTGCCATCTTGGATTCAGGCACAATGTATTCACGTTCTCCACCTTCGCCGACCATCGCAAGTGTTGGCCGGCTGACGGTGCCGCCTTCCGCAAACTGTGGAATGCTGATCTTGGGAATTAGGCCAATATCCGGACCTGGCAGTTCATTGAACTTGCCGATCAGGAAGTTGATCTCATTAATCACTGCATTAATGCTATTAGAGATTGCGCTTAATATGTCATTGAATATATTCTTGATCGTATTAACCACCCCTTCCCATGCGCTAACAACTGCATCCACAGCAGTATCCATGGCATCCGGTATAAAATTGACCACTGTATTCCATGCTTCAATTATTGGTTGAATTGCGTAAGTATTAAAAGCATCCGTCAATTCAGTCCACTTTTCACTCACCCAGTCGATAAGCTGTGACACAGGCTCGCGTAGCGTCGCATTAAAAAGCTCTACATAGGGTCCGACAAATAGCTGATACAAGATTGCGATCCATGCTCCGGCCGCCCATTCAATAACGCCTGCAACCGCATCAAATGCTATGCGGGCGGCATCTATCACGCCACTCCATAAATCTACGAACAGATCTCTAACTGGCGCACTCCATTCCCATAACCAGGCCGCAAAGTCCATCAGTGGCTCGCGGAATGCAATCGCTGCTGCAGTCAATGCAACAACAGCAAGCGTAATCCAGCCAGCTGGGCCAGAGAAGAACCCAGCCAATGCTGGCAGTAGTGTGCCGGTCAGCCATGCAAGCAGCCCGCTCAATGCTGCAGTGATGCCGGCCACTGCTGGGCCAATTGCGCCAGCCCATCCGGCAATAGTGGCGCCAATCCCAAGACCACTCAGAATGCCGCCCAGGGCAATGATTGCATTGATTGCAGGCGCTAAGGCTACAAATGCAGCCGCCAGCCCGCCTATAGCAACTGTCAGCGTTTGCACCGGTTGCGGCAATTGAGAGAACGCCTGCAACATGCCGGCCAATCCTTCGGCCAGCTTCGTGATTGATGGCAGCAGTGCAGTCACCGCTTGATTGAATGGGCCGCTTAGGCTGCGAGAGATATTATTGATCGCATCATTGAATTGATCAGCACTCTTTGCCATGTCGCCGCTGATCGTGGCCTGGTATTGGCTGAGCGCTTCACGGCCTTGATTCAGCATTGGAATCAACTCAGTGCCGGCCTTGCCGAATAGCTTCATAGCCAACGCTGACTTCTCAGCGCCATCTGGCATCTTGCTGAATCGATCGGCAACAGCAAGCATCAAGTCATCAAGTGGCCTGATCTTGCCATCAGCATCCTTGGCCGCAATGCCCATGCCTTGCAGCGTGGCGCGGATTGCTTCACCTGATTTGCCTGTATCAGCAACACGTTTCGCCAGTTGCCCCATGCCTTTGGCAACGCCCTCGATGCTGCTGCCACTATCCTCTGCTGCAGCGCCAAACTTGCTAAGTGACTCAACCGCAACGCCAGTGCGTTGACTCAAGTCATTCAGATTGTCAGCGGCATCAATTGAGTTCTTGGCCATCATGCTAAGGCCTGCAATTGCAGCTGCTGGCACCAATGACCCAAGCAGTCCGCCAACGCCCTTGGCGGCTTGTCCCATCCGCCCGAGGCCAAGCTGCGTACCTTCAGCAGCTTTGTTCAGATTGCCAAGGCTACGGCTAAGGCCATCCAGTTCGCCCTGCCCCTGGACATCGGCTCTGACCTTGAGAACAGCATCTAGGTTCATTTCTGCTGCTCGCCAATGGCCTGCAGGATTTCAGCTTCGATGATCTGCAGATCGCTCAGCATCGCAGCTTCATCGGTGACTGATCGCAGTCTAAACACCCACGACACAGCGCCATAGTCCAATCCGATCAATCCATTTGGGCCGGATCGCCATTGCGTCTGGCAGTCAAGGAACATCATCAAAGCCGGCCATGCCTCAGGCTCCACATCAAAATGCTTAGGCTCGTCAGGCTCAAACCCAACAATCCCAAGCACTGATGCATCATCTGCTGTTTTGTCAATCACGCCACCCTTGAGCCAATGACGGGCAGCGTCTCTCAGTTTTTTGCTTTGTTGCCGGTGACGCTCTCGAAGTAGGCAACCACAATCCCAGACGCTACTGCAGGGATGTTCAGGAGTTCCGCTTTGACAGTTGCGCTAAATGGCACCTCTTCGCCATCCTCATCATGCACATTGGCCCAGCCGGCCAACACCTCATCAGCGACCGATTGATCGGTCAGATCAACTTCATGGTCGAGCTGTTTCGCCCTGACCAGATCCTGAATCTCATTGATGCGTGATTGCGAGAGTCTTTTGAACTGCGCATCAAAGGTCTGCTTCTCATAGCGCCCACCATCAACTGGCAGGCGCAATGTGACAGGCCACGAGTAGGTAGCTGACTGCTTAAGAACAAATGCCATGCAGAATCAGGTGAAGGTCAGAACAACTTCATCATTGCCGGCGCTAGTTGGAATTGCCACATAAGGCAAATTCAACATTTGAACGCCGTCCATATCATCGTAGGACGGATTGCTGATGTCAACCTTTGGCGCAACCAGCGTGACGCGGTTACCTGCCGTGGTGCCATGCAGCAGGGTCAGCAGACCAGTAGTGTCATCATTGGCAATGGTCCAATAGTCCTTGGTGGCAACCGAAACGGCTTCAATCATGCACTCGCCGGCGGGCGCCCGGTTAGTGATCCTGACTTCTTTGTCGCAGCCAACCAGCTCGCGGTAGACAATCTCATTGGCCATCTCGAGGCTCAGCGATTGCAGGCACCCGGAGTGACCGAGAAAGCTGAAGGTGCTGCTGTTGCCAGCCTTGAAGATCAGCGGCGTGGCCTGCGCGCTGTAGGTAGTGGTGGGCGCTGCGGTATCGGTGACCGGGTTGTAGATGCCGGTGAACTCGAAGTCGATGGTAGGGATGCCGCCTACTTCCACGTTCAGTGAGAACGTGCCGCGGCAGCCGGTGGCCTTGTGCAGCACTCCGTCGTTGTTGAAGTAAATAGTGGCGCTTGAGAAGCTGCTGCTGACAGGCTTGTAGCCCACGTTGGCGGCAATGCTGTAAGCGCTGGTGCCATCAGGCGTGAACGCCGTCGTTGTTTTCTGCACCGTTGCAACCTTCGTGCTGCCCACGTAGTCAGTGATGACGCCGCTGCTACCAGAGCCGGTGCCGCTCGTGAGGCTGATCACCATGCCAACGTAGGCATCGTCGGTTGCGCTGGCGCCGGCAGCCAGCGTGATGCTGCCAGCAGAGCCTGCCTGCGCAGTGCCGGTCACCGCAGAGCTGGTCGTGGTCTCGGCCATGCCACATGCCTTGAGCAGGCTGCTAAACCGCGGCGCCGTTGCCGCGGTGCCCGATCCTGCGAGCTCCACCTGGAAGCTCATCATCACCCGCGTATTGGCCAGCAGCTGGTCACTGTTGCCAAGGTACGGGCGGATCAGATCGCGACTGACAACCTCAGCCTCAAGCGGAGTGACATCAATTGAGCGGACCAGCAGAGCATCAGTCCCGGCTGGGGTTGAATCAGTTCCGTAGGTGCTTTCTGCTTTTACCAGAATCAGTTGCTTGCGCGTCAGCAGTGCCATTGTCAGATGCCTCTGGGCTGGTGGTGGCCGGCTCGACTGGGCGCCTTACGCCGGATTCGTCCAGGATGTAAGAGCCACCCTGTCCGCTGTATTCATCTAACATCGTAGCTGCGGTCAGTTTGATGCCAGATTAGCCACAGCCGTGCGGTATCGAATCAAGTAATCGCAGCTGATGACGCCGCCAGGTTGGTCAGTTTCCACCATGTCAAACTGAACGCCGCGTGGTTCAACGCTCATGGCGTAGCCGCCAATGGTTTGATCTGCCATCACCTTGGCGTGTAAGTCTTGAACGATTGAATCAGCTTGCTGATCAGGAATCGCGCCGCGCACAATGACAGCAATTCGTACCGTCAGCGTCCAGTCTGTTTTGCAGAAGCTCACATCAGTGTTGGCCTGATCCGAAACTGGTTCAACTACGATCGCCGGAGATTCACCGCGCGCAAATGGCTCAACACGGCTGCGATAGATGCGCGTGCTGACGCCAGTCGTGCCAGTTAGCGCAGTGCGAACGCCGGCAATGATGGATTCTCGGATTGTTGTCATAATTGCAGGCTAGCCTTTAGAAGATCAGTACGTTGCGGCGGCGAGCCGTGCTGACCTTCGTCAGCATGACCGGTAAGCCGCTCAAAAGGAACGCACCAGCAGTAGTATCTAGGCGAGTGGCCATACATCATTGAGCGATGCTTACAGTCTAAAAGCCAACCGAAAGGTTGAACTCACCCACCGTTCCGCTGACGGCGGTGATCTCAATCCACACCCAGCGCGCAGCCAGGATGGGCTGGTTCTGCAGCGTTGCGGCATCACCGGTGGTGGTGTTTGTCACCGTGTCGGAGATCGTTGCCAGCGTGCCAGCCGTGGTTCGATCGCTGGCGTAGCGCAGCTCGTAGGTCACCGAGCCGCCTGAGACCAACCCGGTCACGCTGGCTAGCGTCGTATCACGCGAGGTGCGGAACAGCGTGAAGCTGTCACCCGCAAGCGGGCCAGCGATCGTGATGCTGCGAGGCGCGGAGCCGTTCACCGGGGGCTTGTGCTCCCAGCGGTTCATCGCATCGACCCAGGTCAGCACATCGCCGTCGTGCGCGTCGCCGGTCTCAACGTCGTGGCAGTCCTTGATGAACTGACCGGTGGCTGCTCGAACAAAGATGGTGCCGTTGTTGCCGGAGTGAATCACTGCCGCCACTGGCAGCTTTAGGTTCGGCCCGTCCGGCTCAACCGTCACGAAACCGCCAGGGTTAACCGGATCGCAGTACAGGATCGAGTCAGTCGGATAGGCGCTGGTATTGATGCCGCGCACCTTGCCGAAAGTGGTCACGAAGCCGTCCTGACCGGCAGGCACCGTTTCGGTTACAACGCCGAGAAACACATGTCCCGGCAGGCTGCCATTGGCGATCATCGGCGCCACCTTCAGCTGCCCGCTAGCGCCATAGGTGCCGGCATACATCACGCCGGTGCCCTCGGTGATCGTGTTAGCAGTGTCGTTGTGAACCAGGAAGCTCATCTCCTGGCCGACCTGCAGCACCGTGCCGCCACCCTTGGCAACGTCAAGCGTCTGCTCGTCTTCGTTCCAGGCCAGCTCGCCGGCGGTGTCAGCGTTGCCGCCGGTGGTGAGCAGCTGGATCGATTGGAGGACCGGGTTGCGGTTGAGAGGCGCATACTCGAGCGCCGACCACACCGAGCTGCCGTTGCCGACCTTGGCCTGTTTGGTATCGGTCTCATAGCCGACTTCACCAGCCGGCAGCACCGGGTTCGCCGCCGTCCAGTTGGCAGCCGTGTCACGCCTGAGCTTGATTCGTTGCCGCGTCGTGGCCATCAGGCGCCTCCGCCATCAACGTCTGGCGTATCAACCCAGTTAGTGCCATCATTCACCAGTAAATCGCCTTGCTGCGCATTAGTAATGTTGACATCCGTAAGATCTGCCAACCCAAACTGACGCGGATCCTGGCCGGGGGCTGCGCTCTCGGGTGGCACGCGCGACAACATCAATTCAGAAAATTCGCCATCATCAATCTTCATTGCCTCGCGCACCTGATAATTGACGCCATCAACGGTTACCTCTGCTCCGTAGATAAGGCCGCCAAAATTAGATGTCTTTACCGTCAGTCGATAATCAGTAGTGATGATCATGTCACCAGCAACTACCTGACCCGGCATGTCAAGAATGCCAAGACCGGTAACGGCGCCACTTGTGACAGTGACGCCGAAATCGGTCAGGAACAGAGATAGATCCTCTGTTATCGCCATCAGCCGTACTTCTTCAGGCCAAAGCCGAAGCAGGTAACAGCGCTGGAAGCGGTGCCAGTCTCAGCCGTGCAGCTCAGGCGGATGTAACGCTTAAGCTCATCGCGGTTGAGAGTCTTCACTTCCTTGTAGGCAGCGTTGCCGATGGCAGTAAAGGTGCCGCCGGTGACAGCAGTGAATGTGCTGTTGTCGGCAGATTCTTCGATGCGGAACGTCAGGTCAGCGCCTGCGCCAGCAGCGGTGCCGGCCAGGATGATCTGCACATCGCCGTCGTAGTCCAGAAGGTCTACGCCGGTTTGGTTGCCGGTGCCGGTGATGGTAGTTGTTGCCAGAAGCGTGAAATGCTGGATCTTATCCAGCGTCTGTTGGAAGATTGCCATTGATCCTCTTTCGAGATGGTTTACGGGAAGGCTGCGGGCAAACTGCCGGGGCCGGCTCCACAATCGGGGCCGGCTGCGCTTTGCCCATGTTGATCAGGGTGGTGGCGTCCGATTGATCGGCATCAACCACCTGCCCCGCCTTGACAGCCACGCCCCTAATGGACGTGTCCTTAAGGATTTCAATCAACATCACAGGGTGTTGTTGCCGCGGCAGAATCCTTCAGGGTGACGGACCGCAAAGTCCACGTCCTGCAGAGCCACGACGCGGATTGTGCCGCTGGTGCTGTGGGTGTACGGATCCACGGTGAGATCCAGTCCGCTCCACATCGCCATGATCAGCTGCGACCACACGGCGAAAAACACATCACCCGACTCCACCTGATTAGAGACAACGGCGTTGTAGCCGTTGACGGTGCCGCCAGGCTCGAAGACATAAGCGCCTGTATCGGTGCCTTTGTCTTTGGTCTTCAGGTTGCCGCGCATGGTGGCATTCATCAGATAAGCCATGGCGCCGATGTCGGCGTTATCCGCGGCGATTTTGGATTCCATGCTCACCACTTCCGCGTAGGTCGGAGTAGCAGCAGCAAAATCCTCGGTGTTAATACCGGTGGTCAGCTTGATGCCAAGTGGCTGATTGGTATTGCCCAGGCCGTACAGGCCAACGCGATCAATCTCAAGCGCCAGCACAGTGGCAAGATCCTGGCGGATCATCTGCTCAACGTCGATGCTGGCCTGCAGCATCAGCCGGCGGCTGTAATCGGTGTAAGCGCCCACGGTCTTAGGCGACAGATTCACCTGATCAACCGTCTGCTGGCTCTCGGTAGGCGAACCCGATTCAGCCACCCAGTAGGCGGTAGCCGCGCCGGTCTGCCGGGGGATCGCCACATTGCCGGACAGGCCGGTCAGCGAGGTAACACCGAGACCGGACAGTGCCGAGCGGTTGCGCAGCAGTTCAATGAAGCTGCCGGGGCGGAAGTCAACGCCGACCAGATCGCCAGCCGCGGAAGCGGTGCCAACGGTCAGGTCACGGCGCAGCACTTCGCTCGGCACCATGATGCCCTGTGCCACCTTGCCGGCGCGCTGAGCGGCGGCCTCGGAGCATTCGCGCTCAAAGGCGGCGGCCTCCTGCAGCTTGCGATCACCAGGGTTGGCCAGTGCGTTGATGGCGCGCTGGAAACTGAACTCACGGGTCTCCTTGGCGGTCAGGCCAATGTCGCCAGCGGTCTCGGATACAGGCTGCGCCTTGGCGCCAAGCTGATCAAGTACAGCAGCGCGAGCCTCATCAAGGCTCCGGCCAGACTCGACCAGCTGGCGGCCCAGATCGCTCATACCATGTTTTTCGGTGATTGCAGTGATGCCAGAAATACGGGCGCGCTCAGCCTTGGCAGCCTCTTGAGCCGCTTCAGCCCGCACCGCCATCAGATCGGTGGTGTCTTCCATGTGTGTAGAAGGTGGGACAGTTGATGCGGCTTGGGCCGCGATGTGAGCATCCATTGAACGCCCTACGCCAATTGTAGGGTCGGCAGGTATTGAAACCAGCGAGAGTTCATGCGCGCTCCAACGCGTGACAATGAAATCCTCGCCACGTTGTTCCATATCGTTGATCGCATAGCCAAAGCTGACGTTGCGCAGCACGCCATCACGAACGTCATTCATCACCTCCTGCGCGAACGGATTGCGGCTCATGCGCACGCGCGCGTAGCCGCGCTTCTGGCCCTCATCCACCCATGCGCGCTCAACCACGCCGATCAGCTTGTCCGGGTCATGGTTGAACAGCAGCGGCGCGCCATCGTTAAGGCGGCTCAGATCAACCGCCTCAGCGCGATGGCTGAGGATCTCATTGCCGAAGTAACGCGCTACGGGATACTCGCTGGAGAATGGGAACTCAAGCGTCCGGTCATCTTCTGCGACCTGCGCCGAACGCGTGAACGATACCGGCTCTGAGCGCTGCATCCGCTCACCGGTTGCCACCTCAAACATAATCGCATTCATGTCGTGATCGCTTAGCCATTGCCGCGCTTCATCAGCACTGAATCGCGCAGCATCAAATCGCACGGCTTGAATCTCGGACTTGCCATCCTTGATGCCATAGATGAAGTCAATGCCGGGGCCGCCTTCATCATTCACGCGACGGATCTCATCGTATTGATCAGGGTCGGTCAATCTTGCGGCGTGCTCATTCGGATAGGGCCTGGCAAGTTCCATTGTGCGATCTTGTAATGCCTTGATCCTATCCGCCTTGGATGTAGACCAACTTCGCCCGGCATCGCCGCCCCATGCTGCCCATGCCACACGGCCAGGTGATGGGTAGCCGTCTTCACCTTGGCTAAAGCCCTGCCCTTGCTTGTCCACTTCATGCCGGGCAAACCATGCCGCCATGGTGATCACCGTGTCGGGGCTCAACTCATCACCGCTCAGAATCTGCGATGCTCTGGTGGCTGCAACATCAGTGCCGCCCTGCTCGCCATCAGCCTTCCAGTCGCGGTAGCGCTGCGCTTCAGCGCGCATACCATCCGTCGGCTCAAGGTTGATCTCAGTGCCATTCACGTTTGCCATCAGGCGCCCTCCTCCGGTGCAGGTGGTTGCGTTTCAGGGAACAGCTGCATCTGCTGCTGGCCGGCGCCTGTTACCTGCGTCGGATCCGTGTCCACCACGATGCCCATCTGATCCAACATCGCCAGCTCAGACTGCCGGGCCAGCAGCAGCTCATCGAGGTCGCCGCCCTGCTCGGCTACCACCTCGCCCAGTGTCTTGAAGCCACACCGCACCGCTTCCTTGTATGCGGCTACCTCCTTCGCTGGATCTACCCATGCCCAGCCACGTGGCATCCACCGCACCATCTTGTAACGCTCAGGTGCTACCTCAAAGCCCGGTAGCGATAGCGCATTGCTCAGCACTGCCAGGTCCAGCCATTCGCTAAACACCCGCCGGTGAAAGTTCTCCACCATCCATGCCTGCAGCACACGCCAGTGGTCACGATCCTCCAGCAGGCTCAGGCGACTGCTGCTGTAATTGGTCTGGCTGAAATCACGGCTGATCGTCTCATAACTGCAGCCGATACCAGCAGCCATGGCCCGCAGCATCGCGCGCAGGAACGGCTCAAACTGTCCATCAGGGCTGTCGAGGCTTGGCACCGTGACCGACTCGCCAGGGTTCAGGTACTTGAAGACACCCGGCTCAAACTGGCTGACGCGCTCGCCATCCATCACATCATCGCCAATCAGCTCACCCTCTGGGCTGGTGATAAAGCCCATTAGCGCCGAGCTCGCACGCGCACGCACCACCTCCGCCTGCTCGTAGCCGGCCAGGTGATGCAGCCGTTGGATGGCACTGGCAAACCACGTCACCCCACGCGTCTGGCCCGGC